TGGTGAAGTTGCACCCTGCGACATAGCCCAGAATGTATGGGTACCACCAGTGCTTACAGCTAAAGATAAAAAAGATATATACAGATTTATGATTGTGAAGGTTATGCCTTCACTGCGTAAGTGCTTAGTTGACAATGGTTACAACTTTGATGAGGCTCACGACAAGAAACAAGACGGACAACGCTTCCAATTCTTGATTGCTTGTGGCGGTGAACTCTTTGACATCGACCAAGATTTGGCGGTGATGAAGAGTGAAGAAGGATTCTACGCCATCGGAAGCGGTGGGGAGTTTGCTCTTGGAGCGCTTTATGCGGGCGCTGATGCCATCAAGGCTATGGAGATTGCATCTAGAGTTAGTGCATTCACATTCCCACCATTCTACCAAGAAGAGCAATCTAAGTGAGTGAGTTTACTGAGGCAATAGACAAGGCAATGAGAATACTTGCCGAAGAATTAGAAGACTCAGATAGCCAGATATGTACTGGCTGGGTACTAGTGAGCGAGTGGAGTGACTACGAAGGCACTAGATACTTAATGACAGATGTAAGTGAAAACATGAATCCTTGGTTAGCCAAGGGTATGCTACTATCAGCAGAAGAATATTCATATGTTCCAGAGGAGGATATCAGTGGCAATAACTGAAAATCGCGGAGGCTATCGCCCCGACGCGTCACAGAATAATTTTATGAATGTCAATCCTCTAGGTGGAGACGGACAAAGCGGCAACATCGACTATACTGGCTTTGAGTATGGCATGAATAAGCAGATTAACGAAGCTCGTAAAGCAGAGCCAATCAAAGCTCCATCACCTCGTGCATTTCCTACACCAAATGTGGCATCTGCCCCAATTGTAACTCTAGATTCTCCACCACTTGACCCAACCCTTCCAATGACTGCTGGCGCAAGACTCGGTCTTGGCGCAGGAGAAGAAGCTCTTGGACTACCTGCTGTAGTACCTGGTATGCAGATTGATAGTGGTGTAACCGCTCTTCGTGCTATGTACATACAGGACCCAAATAATCAAGACTTACGCCGCATGCTTGAGTTTGTAGAGATTAACGGTGCTGTTTAATGAGCAAACCAGGAATCAAAAAGAATCCTGACGGCACATTCACAATAGTAGGCGCTCAGGAGCGTACACTTACACAGCAACAAGCTGACTATGAAGAACTTCTGAAGTCTGCTGAGTTGCTACCAGGTGAGTCAGGCTTCCGTGCTCGTGAATTACTACGCACAAATCCAACTGTATCTGGTGGTTTGTTGTCTAGTTTTGTTGAGAATGGCGCTTTACCCAATAATAATCTTGTAAAATCTCTAGTTGAGATTGACCAGATGACGCAAGCAGAGCGTGCAAAGAACTCATTCCTTGAAACACAACGCATTGCTAACGAAAGATTTAATAATACTGTAAGAGGTAGGCTTTGGTCTGGTATTAAAGGCTTCACTCGTGGAGCCATTACTCTATTAGATGTGCCATTTGAGCTTGCAGGCGCTGGTATTCGTGCCACTAAGGCTGACTTAGATGCAGCACTTCGTGGAGAACTTAACTTTCTCACCCGTCAACCTACTGACCCTACCAAGACTCGTGAAGATTTAGGCCTAACTGGTGGACCAGAAGATGTACTTTCTCAAACAAAACTCTATCAAGCTATAAAGCAGTGGAGAAAAGAAGGTAGAATCGATGCTGGTGCTGGTTTTACTGTAGATGAAAGTGCTGGGATTGGGTTTGCTGCACGCAATGCTCAAATGAAGGTAGCAAAGGTTCGAGTAAAACTAGACGACGGTCGCACGTATGATAGACCGTACAGTATATTTGACCCAATCGTGGAATTTATACCTGGCATTGAGCCAGACACAGGCATTGGTTCAGTAGTATCTGCAGTTGGCGACTTAGTTGCCATGCTTAAACTAGACCCAAGCCTAGCTTATTCAAAAGTTAAGAACGCTCGTAACGCTTTAGCCCAGCAACAACGCACATCAGAGGGCATGAAAGCGGCAACAATTGCTCGTGATTTAGCTATTAAAGATGCTGAACTTACTGAACTTGCTAAGCAAACACAAGACTCTATTAGAGCATTTGAGACTGCTGTCGGTGCAGAAAAGATTGAAGCTGGCAAGAAGTTAGATGAAGCCTTAGCTAAACAACTACAACTTTCTGATGATATGGACAAGATGTCCTGGAATCCAGAAGCAGTTGCTGCATTCCTTAGCGGCAATGAATCTCGTGCTGCTATTGATGCACTTGCCAACATGGATAACTGGGAAGATGTATACGCTATCGGCAAGAAAGCCGGTAAGCGTGGTGGATTTAGCGTTGAACAAGCCAAGGCAATTGCTGCTGCAGGAAACCGTGAAGAAGTACTGGCCGCTATTGCGCCATACATTGCAGACGGTAAAGTAGTTGCTAATGTACTAGAAACAGGTACAAAAGTAGGTAATGCTATCCGTGGTATTGCTGATGCAACCATCTCTGCTGGTACTAGAACTAAGGTTGCTAACTCAATCACTGGCCTTGCTGCCCGTGGCGCAGCTAAATTGCCATACATTGACAAGATTGCTAAGACCGTAAGTGTTGTGCAAAATGGTGCATCTAAGGTAAAGACCAACCTTTCAAGAAGCTATAATACTGTAATTCCTGGTGGAACAATGATTCATTCATCAGACAAAGACGCTTTAGTAGATGCGATTTATGGATACGGCAGGGCGACTGGTTTGTCCGAGCAAGTAATAAGTAGGTTAGCAACCCAGGTTGCTTATTCGGATAATGCGTCTGAGACTGCTTATACTGCCACTGGTACACTTTTTAATGAAATACTAAAAGCTAATCTAGGCAAAGGAAAGATAGACGACGTTGTTCTAGAGAAAGCTACCAGAGTATTTCAAAATGGTAATGCAAAAATGGGTTCTTATTGGGCCGAGCGCCATGCTGCTGGAGCTAAACTAGACTATGTAATTACTGGAGATAAGAAGGTTACCATCTCTGGCCCACATCTAGACTCCGAATACCTAAACTCTGTAGTGTATCTACCACCAGTAAGAGAGATTCTTGATATAATTTCTTTCGTTAATCGCCGTGGTGGAAAGACAGTCGAGTCTATAAAAGAGTCACTGGATGTGGCAACTAACACACTATGGAAGCGTATGGTCCTTATCCGTCCAGCTTACATTATCCGCAATATTGCTGAGATGCAGATTCGTGTTATGGGAACCGGACACGTATCATTCTTTAACAATCCAGTTGTATCATTGGGTATGTGGCTAGGCCGCTCAGAGAGCGCATCAGCCTGGCGTAGAATGCTAGACAAACTCGACCCATATCGCAATACCGTAATGGGCACTAACTTTAAGCTTGCCTCAGCAGAAGAAGAATTTGCCGCTGAAGTCCTGGCGCACGATGCTGCCGAATCTTATATTACATCTCAAGCAATCCGTGGTGTATCATCTATGGATAGAGATACCAATATTGCTGTTAAGTTTTCTGGATTCAACACTATTGAATTTGGCCACGAGTCCGGTAGATGGTGGGAAGGGCTCGCTTCTGAAATAAGAATCCTGTCTAACTCCATTGCGGGCCGAGTAGTGGCTCGCACTGCTGTAGGTAAAGAGCAAGCAGGAGTCGACTTTGTGCTCCGTGGACTTGGGAAGAAAGAGTGGGACGACTTTACTAAGTTGCAGAAGCCAGAGATTCGTGACTGGCTACGCACTGATGAAGGTGCAATGAACTACCTATTCACCGGTAAGAACGATAAAGGACAACTTACTTCAGTCCGTGCTCGTGTTGACGAAGCAGCAGGTAAGGGCGGAGAAGCCTACCAAGCAATTAAAAACTTGATTGGCTTTGGTAAGATTGATGCAGATGGATTTTCTTTATCAGTTCCAAAGGGCCGAGCTGGTGCTGCTAATTCTATTAAGAATGCGACCAGCGTTGACAAAACTGGTAGAACATTAAAAGACGTTAATCAAGAATTTGGTGAGGCTTTACGCAAGAACTTTGATGGCAAAGGCGATTGGGAAGGCCTGTCCATGAATGTTCCAGTTGTAAAGTTTGGAAGAAAATACGAGAGAGAACAGATGAGCCGTTGGGCTGGAATATCTGACTCTTTCTTTGATATCGCAGTTAAGTTTGAGAAGGCATCTACAATGGGGCCAGAATGGCGCCAGAAGTACTGGGATGCTATCCACGACATTGCTGGTGCATTAGATGGTGAGGCTGCTGCTAAGCTAGCTGATGTAGCACAGCAATCATTGTCTCCATTAAAGAGCTGGAATGGCCAACCCATCGGTAGCCAACATAAGGTTTGGGGAGCATTTAAGGGGGCTAAAGGTGACGGTAATGTCACGCTAGCACAAGCCCACGAATACGCCTCTACGGTGGCTTCTAGGCACGTTAGAGACCTATTCTACGATGCCTCACGCAAGCGCCTATTGTTCCATCAGTTGCGCCTCATTGCGCCATTTGGACAGGCATGGGAAGATACCATTAAGGCTTGGGGTAAGATTGCCCTTAATAATCCGATGGAAGTATACAAGGTACAGAAGGTACTAAACTGGCTAACAAATCCAGAATCTTCTGCGCTCTATCAGTTGACCGATGCTAAAGATTACTATGACCCTAACCAAGGATTCTTGTATACGGACCCGCTAGACGGTCAGCGTAAGTTCTTCCTGCCGTTTGTTGGAACAGGACTTAACTTCCTATCTAACATTGCACTTAAGAAGAAGGAAGTATCTGGTCCATTTGCGGTGTCTTCAACACCACAATCCTTGAACTTCGCATTCGCATCAGGCAGCATTATACCTGGCGTTGGTCCTGGTCTATCTATGGGTCTTGCAACATTAGATGCTTATGGACCTAATCCACTTAAGTTACTTCCTATTGGATTGCGTGAACAAGCATATAAGATTATCTATCCATTCGGTGAACCTAACTTTAAGACAGGATTCTTGGAGTCCTTTCTCCCCGGCAACTGGCGCCGTATTCTAGCGCCTGTTATGTCTGATGAGTCTTATGCTGCAGCATTTGCCCCAACAATGAATTATCTTGCTAGCAGCGGCAATTATAATCTAGATGACCGTGATGACCAAGAGAGACTTATAACTGACACCAGCACATTTGCTAAATTCTTTACAGTTATGCGTGGTATATTTGGTACAGTATCACCATTCCAGTTACAGTTTAGTGGCTTAACAACTCTCGAAGATGGAGACACACTTCTAACAACCTCTTTGTATAATGACTTTAAGCAACTGGAGGTTGCTGCTGGTGGAGATAAGAACAAGGCATACAACGATTTCTTTGATACCTACAGTCCTAATTTAGTATTTGCTATTATTAGCAGCTCAGCAGGTGGGCCTACAAACTTGTTTACTTATGAAGCAATCAAGGATGACCCATCACTAGCAACTGACTACGGCGATGTCTATGGATATGCCTACCCAGGTGGTGGCTACTCATCTGAACTATACCGTTGGCAACAGCGTATGGGTAACAAAAAGAAGTTTACACCACGCGAGTTAGTTGAACGCGCTACTCTTATTCGCTACTACGCAGCTAAGGATACACTACTTGCCCGCTCTGTTGGTGAAGAATGGGATAGTGAAACCTTCAATGAAGCTAATGAGAACCTACGTGATTCATTCTCTGGACTAGGACTTACCTTTAAGTTCGACACATACAGAGATGTTCGAATCGCTGAACAGTTAAACCGCATGGCAGTTGACCCACGATTTGATGATTCAGAAGCTGTCCGAGGACTTCGTGACTATCTCTATCTACGTGAGAAAGCGCTTGAGGCTAGCGGAAGAAAGAGTTTAGAGAATAAAGCTTCGCTACCACAGCGCGAATGGCTGGCAGAGCAAGCAAAAGAAATTATCAAGACTAACCCAGATTTCCAAAATATGTTCTATGCATTCTTCAAGAAGGAGTTAGAGGGCTAATATGGCAGAAACAAAACAGCCTACAGCTGAACAGGTAGCACAGGGCAAAGCCCGTGCTGGTGGACAGACTTCTACTTCTGGTCAACTTGTAGATAAAGTATCTTCTAAGGCTAAGGCTGCTGGAGAAACTGTAACTAAAGGCGGCTCTGGCAAGACTGGACTTCTTGGCGTTCCCGTAGGAACTGAAATTGTAGTTGGACCAGCAACTTATGTTGCTCCACCAATTAGCGCAACTGGTCAGCCTGTTTTAGGCAAGCCTGTCACTAAGACTGTTCGGTATGCCGCTGGTGATGGAATGAAGTATCTTCTATCGCTTAGTAATACAGACAGAGCAGAAGTTTTAGCTAAATTATCAGAGATTGTTGGTGCATATCCTAAAGGTCAAGCACCGACATTAGACTTTATTACCAATGCTTTAAGAGCTGGCAATGTCGCCATCCGAGAAGCAGATGGGAAAGCATTAGAGCAGGTCATCAGTATTGAAAAGTTACGCTCTAATCCCACACTTGCCCAACAGTTCTTTGCTATCAAGACTACAGTACCAAAGGCCCCCAAGCTCACACCTGAGGCTACTCTTAACCTAGAAATTACCCAAGCACTCAACGACTACTTGGATATCCCAGTTGACAAGAAGTTAGCAAAAGAATTTGCTGATACAGTAAACAATATTGAAAGAAAACGTGGCACATATATTAGTGCTGCTGAGCGTAATCAACTTCTACTAGATGCGATTCAGAAAAAAGCTGGAGAAATGTTTAGAGGCAAGCAAGCGCCTGACTCCTTAATGATGCAACGAGGAGCCCTAGGTGGTAGCTACAACGCCCTGCGTAAGGCATACGACGCTTATGGCATTCCTGTAGATGATAAGACTGTATACAAGCAGGCTATCAATAGTATTCGCAGTCGTCAAGCTTTAGAGAATGAAGTACAGAAAATCTCTATTCAGGCTCAGGTATCTTACCCTGCGTTAGCACCATACTTCCAGCAAGGACTTACAACAAGAGATGCCTTGGCTACTTATATCGGCATTAAGTCAAACCTGTTTGGCCAAGAGGAAAAAGATATTAATGTTGCAGACCTATACCCAGTATTCAAGGGTAAGGAACTCATGACCCCACAAGAGTGGGAAGACTATCTATACACAACACCTGAGTACAAGAAGTCAAGACGGTACATTGGACAGATGTTTAATGACGCAAAAACCTTAATTAGAAACTTTGTTCCTGGAGGTATGTAGTGGCCAGATTACGCGAGACGAAACTAATTGATGGTGGTGGCGATACCGAAAATGTCGGCACGCCTGTACTTCGTGATTATCCAGTAGTCGACCCTGAAAAACAAGCTATTGCTGCTGAGACAACTCAGCTAAGCATTGATATAGATACATTTTTTAACCAGGCACAGGCAGACCTAGATGCCATTATGGCAGAAGGTGAAGCAGAAGAAGCTCTGGCTGAGGCTGAAAGATTAGCAGCAGAAGCAGCAGCAACAGCAGCTATGGCTGAAGCAGATGTACTCAAAGAAGAAGGCGATAAGGCATTTGCTAAAGCATTTGCTATGGACCCTTACACTACTTATAGCCAATTGCCCCCTTCATTACAGACTGTAGTAAATCAACAAGCAGGAGATGAATCACAAGCTGCTCTTATGGCAGCAATGGCTGTACTGTCTTCTGTTGGTGTTGAAGGACTCCTTGATTCAATTGAGGCAATCAGAAAACAATACCCAAAGATTTCATCAGAAGACGCACTACTACTTCTAAAGTATGACAAGCGCTTCAATGAGCCATACCTAAAGCGATTTGAAGGCAATAGACTTCGTATGCAAAAAGGCCTACCACCGCTAGATGATGCTGAATATCTAGCTAATGAACAAGCCTATGAAAAGACATTTAAGTCTTACAACCTGAACCAATTTGCCAACCGTGCTTATTATGCTAAACTAATCGGAGATGGTCAACCACCTCAAGATATCTCAACAAAAGTTGGATTGGCATATGACAATATTCTTAACGGTCCGACGGAGAATCTTACAGCACTGACTAAGTTTTTTAATATAAGCGATATCGTAGCATATGCACTATCGCCTGACACCATGCTACCTAAGATGAAGCAGACAATTCTCGCTTCACAACTTGGTGGAGAAGCACTGCGACAGGGACTTGGCACTAGCCTAGAGGCTGCAACATTAACCGGAGCAGAAGCTGCTGGTGTGCCGACAAACGTACAGCGTGGAACAATCGGCGTAACCGCTATGATGCAGGCTGGTATTACCCCAGCGCAAGCAAGAGTTGCAGCAGCTAATGTAGCGGGAGTACTACCTGCTGCTGAGAAGCTCAGTTCAATTTATGGCAGAGGTTACAAGCAGTACGGCCAACTTGAAGCAGAGAAAGAGTTTTACCTACAAAACGCTGAAGCAAAAAGAGCTGGAGATATTCTTACTGCTAGAGAAACTGCAGAGTTCAGCGGCCAATACGGCGGACTCAAATCACAACGCCGAGCAACAGGCGGCTTAATATAGAATCCTTGATGGACCGACCGGCCCCATCAGGCGTATAGACCGGTAGCAAGAGCCAGCCAAGACTCCCCATCTTGAACTGAGGCTTGCGACTAACAACGATAGAAGGGTGGAGGTTGCTATGAGCAACACATACTGGGACGAAGAAGACGATGACTTGGATACAGAACAACAGTCGTTTGGTGCAACTGAGAGTGACTTACTAAAGAAACTCCGTAAAGCTAAGCGTGCTGATGAAAAGCGTATCAAAGAACTTACTGAGCAACTTGAGGGTTTAACCAAGGTGCAGCGTGAGCGAGTTGTCAAAGAAGTCCTAGAAAAGAAAGGTGTCAACCAAAAGGCTGCACGCCTTGTATTGAAAGACTTGGATGATGTTAACGAGGAGTCAGTTTCACATTGGCTCGATGATAACGCAGACTTGTTTGGAATCAAGGTACCACAGCAAGAAGAGGCACCAATCAGTCAGCAAGACTTAGCTCGGCTTCGCCAGCAAGATGTACTGACACAAGGTGCTGTGACACCTGATAGAGGATTGGATTTAGACCAGCGTTTGAATCAAGCAGCTTCTGCTGAAGAACTGCTATCAATTCTCCAGTCACAACAATAATCCGTTCATAGTCATAGGAGACTAAAACTAATGTCAAACCAATATACATCAACCGCGAGCACGTCTCTCGGTGGAACAGTTGGTGGCGCAGGTCTCGTACAGAAGGCATATGACCGCCTTCTCGAGTTCGCTCTCCGCTCCGAACCCCTAATCCGTTCGGTCGCAGATAAGCGTCCTGCCCGTCAAGCAATCCCAGGACAAACCGTCGTACTCCAGAAGTATGTCGATTTGGACCAGGTTACTTCAACTCTTACAGAGACAACTGACCCAGATGCAGTTTCTCTATCAACACCGACAACTGTCACCATTACTCTCAATGAGTACGGTAATGCAGTTCTCGTAACCCGTGCACTCGAGTTGTTCTCACTCGCAGATGTCGACCCAGCGATTGCAAACATCATTGCTTACAACCTCGCTGACTCAATCGACTCTGTCGCAATGACAACCCTCCGCTCTGGTTCAAACAACATCTACGCAGGTAACGCAACTGCTGTTGCTAACGTAGATGCTGCTGATACAATTGACTCAGCTGACATCCGTAAGGCTGTCGCTAAGCTCCGTGCAAACAAGGCCAAGGCTCGCCGTGGTTCCTTGTACTGGACAGGTATCCACCCAGAAGTTTCACACGACCTTCGTGCAGAAACCGGAAACATGGGCTGGAACTTCGTTCACGCACAAACATCTCCAGCTGCAGATAAGATTTGGGCAGGAGAAATCGGAGACTACGAAGGTGCATTCTTCGTTGAATCCCCACGTCTTTACAATGCTAAGTCAGGTGCAGACCAGACAGCACTCGCAACAACCGCTGTTACCGTTGCAGGTACCTCAGCAGGCTTCACCTTCGGTGTTGCTTCTTCTTCCGTCATCGCTTCTCGTGCAGAAGTTGGCGACAAGATTGCTGGAACTGGCATTGCTTCAACCGCTAAGATTGCTGACATCAGCACCACTGGCGATACCACAACCATCACCGTAACTGTTGCTAACACTGGTGCAGTTTCTGCAACCACAGTTGTTACTGTAACTCCAGTTACCCGTGTATTCGACACAATCGTGTGCGGTGCTCAAGCTATGGCAGAAGCTGTTGCTGAAGAACCACACATCGTTATCGGTAACGTAACTGATAAGTTGATGCGCTTCCGCCCAATGGGCTGGTACGGCGTACTCGGCTTCGCAGTCTATCGTGACGAAGCGTTGTATCGCATCACCTCTGGTTCCTCAATCGCTGCTCTCTAGTTGATTGACTCTGGGGGATAGGGCAACCTATCCCTTCGGGGTGAGTTCATTAGAAAGGGACTTTATGACAGAATGGCTTTTTAAAACCCCAACCGTAGAGGAAGGGCCAGCTGGTGAACACCGCTTGTTCTACTTCTATAAGCTTGACAGAGGTATTACAATAGTAAAGAATCCAACTGGTAGTTACGCACAGATTCGCTACCCAGTTGATGATAGCTTACTATCCTACCCAGAAGTATATCGTGGTGGGTACGAGTACACGGTAGATGATGCTACTCGTGAAGCTCTTATTAATGGCAATGTTGGAGTTACGACGGAGAACTTTACACAACTATGAAACATTGGGAACATCATCCTGAGCCGGTGGACGGCTGCTTTGGGTGTAAGGGCCTAAGCATACAGATGAATGCAGGAGACGCTGATAGTCGTAAGTTTATGACTAACAAGCGACACAATAGAGAATTGGATGCCTATAAAGAGGCTAGAGCCCAAGGCATTCAACCAGCAGGAACAACAATGGATAAAATCCAACAAGCAGTACAAGCTAGCGAGACATTAGGCCGAGCATATGATGCAGGCAAGATGCCACCAGCTAAAGCAATCAATAAAAAATCAGCAGCGGTAATGAAAGAACTAGGAGTATAACATGCCAAAAGTAGGCAATAAGAAGTTCCCTTACACAGCTAAGGGCAAGAAGGCAGCTAAGGCTTATGCTATGGGCGAAAAGATGGAGTCCAAGGCTGAGAAGAAAATGGAAGCCAAAAAGGGTATGAAGAAGATGGCTGCCAAGAAAGCAAAGAAGAAGTAACATGCCAGGCAGAATTAAACCAGGAATGACCGCTGCGGAGCGTTCAAAGAAAAACCTAGCTATGGACGAAAGAAAAGCCCAGCTAGCTGAAGACGCATACCGCAAGATGATTCAACAGGGTAAAGTAACTCCAGGCAATAAAGAAAAAATCAAAGCAAAGATTGCTAGAGATTTTGGTTTCTATCCGCTAGGAGATACCAACTGATGAAGAAGGCAGCAGCTAAGAAGAAGGTGGCTAAGGTAATGCGTGAGTTCAAGAAAGGCGAACTCAACATTGGCAAGTCATCCAAGAAAGTAAAGTCTAAGAAGCAGGCAGTTGCTATCGCCCTATCTCAAGCAGGTATGGCTAAAAAGAAAAAGAAGTAATGTCATCGGGTAAGTATAAGCCGCATCGCAAGTTCAATCCAATCCAGATTAAGGATGGCTATGTAGTGCGGCTTAGAAAAGATGGCAGTGTCAAAGCAGTACTAGGAAAGTATGGTGAGTATGGAAAGCAAAAAGCGTGACCCACGTTTAGCTCGTGCAGGTGTCTCTGGTTTCAACAAGCCAAAGCGCACCCCCAACCACCCAACAAAGTCACATGTAGTTGTGGCTAAAGTAGGGGACAAAGTAAAGACTATCCGTTTTGGTGAGCAAGGTGCAGAAACTGCTGGTAAGCCAAAGGCTGGAGAGTCTGATAGAATGAAGAAGAAGCGTGCGTCTTTCAAGGCACGCCATAGCAAGAACATTGCCAAAGGCAAGATGTCTGCTGCTTATTGGGCTGACAAGGTGAAGTGGTAATGCCGTACACCAAACCTGAACTCAGGGAGCGTATTAAGGACCGAGTCCTAGCTGGCACAAAAGGTGGCAAAGCGGGACAATGGTCTGCTCGTAAGGCTCAGATTGTAGCACAAGAATATAAGAAGGCTGGCGGTGGTTACACTGGTGCCAAGACTAGCAAGCAAAAGTCTTTGTCCAAGTGGACTAAAGAAGAGTGGGGAACGAAGTCTGGCAAGCCTAGCACTCAAGGCAAGAATGCTACAGGCGAAAGATACCTACCAAAGAAAGCAAGAGAGAAACTCTCTGCTGCTGAATATGCTAAGACATCAGCTAAAAAGCGTGAAGATTTACGCAAGGGCAAGCAGTTCTCTAAGCAACCTAAATCAATAGCAAAGAAAACTTCGAGGTATAGATAATGGCAACAGGCACAGCAGGTAGTTCATTTACTAGCGAGCTTAATCGCTTAGCTAATGGTGGCACATACCCATCGCTACTCAATTATATAGCACCCACTAAGGCTGCTAATGTATATGCAGGAACTACTGGACTAGCCTTGATTGCTGCCCTCAATAAGAAAGCCGATGCTAACCGTCAACCTAATAACTACAAGGCCCTTGGTGGAATCTGCAATGAACTTGCAGGAACAACAGACTTATCCCCGACTGACGCTTTAAGGAGCATTAACCTGTGACAACACTTGGCTCAATGATTGATGAGGTTCTAATCAACCTCTCAGGCTACACATACCAGCAGGACAGAAGCACATACCTGACGGCTGCAGTCACCACATTAACTTCTCCTAGTTCCTCGCCAACGATTCTGAGCCTTGGCTCAACTGACTCAGTAGGTAAGGGTATCATTGAAGTTGACGAGGAATTGATGTGGATTACATCCTTTGACCGTGTAGGTAACACGGCAACTATAGCGCCATATGGACGCGGATATCTAGGCACAACTGCTGCTACCCACGCTGTTGATGCTAAGGTTACTATCTCTCCAATCTTCCCACGCTATGTAGTGAAGCGTGCTATCAATGATACCATTAGAGCAATGGGCACGCAACTCTTGGTTATTGGACAAACGACATTCGTATTCAATCCATCTGTCACAACCTATGAATTGACCGACAGCAATGGCAGCCCACTTAATATTGAGAACATCTTGACTATGTCATGGCAGGACATTGGTCCTAGCCAAGAATGGATTAATGTTCGTCGCTGGACATTTGATTCAAAGGCAGCAGAAGGAACTTGGGGTTCCGGAGCTCAGACAGTCACCGTTGGTGATTACATTACAGCTGGCCGTACTGTTAAGGTCAACTATGTCACCCAGCCACAAGTCTTATCAAATACTTCAGATGTCTTTACAACTACCACAGGATACTCCGAGACTGCTCGTGATGTTGTAATCCTTGGTGCAGCTTACCGACTGCTTACATACCTTGACCCAGCTCGTGCTAGCCAAATTAGCCCACAAGCTGATGAGATTGACGCAAAGCGCTCCTTTGGCTCTGCCAACTCCGCTGCTCGTCAAATCTTTGCACTTTATCAACAGAGACTCAAAGAAGAAATATCAGCCTTCCAGGGTCAATTCCCAACCCGAGTTCACTACAGCCGATAGGAACATAGATGACAACACGCCAATACTCGTCCCGTAGCCAGCAGAGTACGCTGACTGGAACAATCACATCGGGTGCAACCTCGATGACAGTTGTTTCAGGAACGACTCTACTAGGTGGTGTGACAATCCCTTCTGGTCGTACCTTCACATTGGTAATCGACCCTGATACCGCCCTTGAGGAAATTGTAGATGCTACGGCGGTTGCTACTAACACCTTTACAATCACTCGTGCAATTGATGGTTCATCAGCGCAGGAACACTCGGCAGGTGCTGTTGTCCGTCACATGGCAATTGGCCGTGACTTCCGTGACGCTAACCTACACGCTGAAGCTTCCGCCTATTATAATGATGGCTCTGGTACCGGGCATACAATGCACGGCATTGGTTCTGGAGAAGGCGATGTTGTCGGTACACTTAAGACACAAACTCTTACCAACAAGACTCTTACCAGCCCAACAATCTCTGACCCAACAATTACAGGAACCGCTTCTGCTGGAGCAGTCCTAGTATTTGAAGGTACTACGGCTGATGCCTACGAAACTACCCTGACTGTAGTTGACCCAACACAGGACAACACAATCACCCTACCTAATACAACAGGTACGGTAGTCATTGCTGATGCTACCCAGACCCTGACCAATAAAACCTTGACGAGTCCTGTAATATCAGGTTCGCCAGTAATTACAGGTCTGTCCTCAGCAGGTATGGTTGCATCCTCTGCTACCCCTAAAGATTACGTAGATAGCATTCTAGGCTCAGCAACGGCTGCAGCAACCTCAGCAGCATCGGCTGCTACAAGTGCTGCCAGTGCCGCTACAAGTGCCTCTAGCGCGGCTACAAGCGCTTCTAACGCCCTAACTAGCGCCAACAGTGCATCTACCTCAGCCACAGCAGCAGCCACCTCTGCAGCCTCTGCAGCGAC